TCTGAGCACCCTTAACAGCGGTGACGTACAGAGAACGAATAACCTCACGGTTGATTTCAGCAAGGATTTCTGTGGACAGAATGTTGCTGAGTTCCGTCTCGGCATCAAGACCATGAATTGCTTTAAGGTCTTGCGCGAGTTCCATCGTGTACTCGGCCTTGAGGGCACGGGACACGGCGGTAACCGTGGACTTTTCGATTGAGAACGCCATCTGCGCGAAAGCGTTTGTACCGCTATCACCGAGGGCTTCAGCCTGAGCGCGAGTCATGCCTGTGGCACTTACATATGTACCAGCAGAAGGACTGTCGTTCAGAACGGCAGGGTTGGTTTCCGTAGCACCAACATCACCACCACCGATTGTACCGGCAGCGTTCTGGTTGGAGATATCGGGCATCGCTTCGTCAACGAGGGCTTCCGCACCATCCTGAGATGTGAATGAAGAACGCATCGCGAAGATTAGACCCGTTGGACCTGTCATCGGCTGCACACCACATACGTCATACGCAATCAGGTTAGGCATTGCACGACGAACTAGGGAAATAAGAATTGGATCCCATGTGTCCAACTGTCCACCACCCATGCTGTTGACAGGAGCGGCTTCAGATAAGAAAGCAGCGTCTTCTTTAGACGCCTTCTCTTGGTTTTCTAGAATAAGAGTTGTAACGGCGCGCTTGTAGGAATCCTCAATCTTGGGAAGATCAGGATGCTCAAGAACTGGTTGCCACTTCTCTTGTAGATGTTCTGTTTGAAACATTTGTTTCTCCTTTTTTATTACATCTAAATGGTTTTATATTATGATGCGCGAGCCTTGTCGCGAGTAATCGCAGAGAGATATTTCTCCATTGATGCACTCACTTCAATGTCCTGAGCTGCGCTGTCATGGTCATTATCAATAACTTGTTCAGTTGACTCCTCAACACCAACCTTCGGGAAATAATTCTCTTTGATTGTGTCGAGTTTCACACGGAACGATTCTTCATCACTGAATTCTACGTCCTGTACGAGAGTCTGGAACTTTTCAACTTCTGTGTCAGTAAGGTCTTCTGAGACCTCAACAACAACATGTTCACGAACAAGTTCACCATTCTTATCTTTAAGAACGATATTCTGTTCAAGAACCTCATTTACTTTCTCTTCTAGTTCTGCAATCTTATCAGACTGAGCACCTAGTACGTCATACTTTTCGTCAGGAACGTCAATGTAATGATCCTCAAAAAGTTGCTTCAGACCAGAGATGAAGTCTTCTGCGATTTCACCTTTGAGTCCACGCTCGATTGCGAGTTCATTTTCTTTTGTCCACTCCTCAACAACGTAATTGAGATAAGTATCAATTTTGTCAGTCATGTCCTCTTTGGCTTCCTCAAGTTTGGCATCAAACTCATCAACGGTTGCCTGATAGAGACGAGAAATTTCATCGCGTGTCTTAGACTTGACTGCTGCCTCGAAGATTGTGGCTGCTTTGTCTTTGAAGTCTTCGGAAAGGTCTTCACCTTCCACAAGAGCGTCAACATCTTCTTTGACATTGATAGTCTTGATTTTCTCTTCAATCTCAGCCTTCGCCGCTTCGAGTTTCTTCAACTCTGCCGCAGCTTCTTCGTCCATCTTATCGTGCGCTCCTTCTGGGTGCATCGCAGACATGATGTCACCATAAGCAGCTTTGAGGTCTTTCGCCTTCATATTTTCCATTTCTTTGTACATTGCCGTCAACATTTCCATTTTTGTACGTGGCATAGCGGCTTCTTCGATTACCTCTTCATCACTTTCGTGATCTTCTTTAACCTTTTTAACCTTTTTCATGGGTTCGGCAGGTTTCTCACCTTTTTGCTGGGCATCACCACTGATTTCATCAGCACCATCGGCTGCGACATCAGTAGGTGAGTCCTTTGCTTCGGGTTCGACTACAGGTTCACCACCATCTTCGACTTCTCCGCCTGGTGTGACCTTATCGACCTTCTTTTTTCCTTCTGCTGGAGCCGCACCCTTCATCTGGGGGTCGCTCTTAGCGTGCTGTCCTTCTTCAAGTTCAGCGAGCACTTCCGCCTCCAACTCTTCAATTGTTTGTTCTAGTTCTGACATAGGATGCCTCCTTTTTGCAGTAATACAATTACTAATATTTATTTATAAAATTAAAGTCTTTTAAGAAACTTTGCAAACGCAAGAGCCTTCCGCGATTCGTCAAGTCTTGCTTGTTTTGCATCAAATTCCTTATTCATCTCAACCAATTCTGCTTCAAGTAGAGCACCGTTGTTCCAAACCCACTCTTTTCCTTCCATAATACCCTCTACGAAAGCATTAGGAGCGGATGGGTCAGCAACGATATCAGCGGCTGTCGCAAGATAAAAGTCGTCACGAACATAGTTTGCACCATTTTTCTGCTCTAGACTACCCATACCACGCGAAGAAACGCCAAGTTTAGCACCCTCGTCCATGAGATTCTTTACTATTTCACCCATCGGTGTTGACATAATCTTTGCCTCACCGATAAAGTTTTTGCCATCTGGCATCAGACTCGTTATCATGTGTGAAACTCTTTCAAGGTTCACGGTAGGTCCGTCTGGATGACCTAATTCACCAAAAGCACGTTTCTCTTGGATGAAATTCTTGTTGTATTTTTTAACTTCTTTTTCAAGCACCTCTTGTGGATAAACACGTCCGTTGCGGTTTTTAATATCCGCCTGCATGAAAATACCTTTTATCTTGTAATTCTTGTTACCGTCTTCTTTTTCTTCGCAGATATACTCTACTTCTTCCACGGCCTCTGAAAATAATCTTAGTGTCTCCATTGCACTATCCTTATGTTATGTTGTCGTAACCTGATACTTTACGAAGTTTTAACCAAATAGTCCCTACTGATGCAGAACCATTTGTCAGTAATATATCACCTGTAACTCCAGAACCAGCGTTATTTGGTATTGCTGGAACACCGTCTCCAAAACCAACTTTTCCACTACCGTTTAGTGATAAAGCAACAACATCTGATGTTGCATCAAATAAAATATCTGTCGTTGTTGCAACAGACCAAGCACACCCTACAATTGAAGCTCGTGGATCAGTTGCAGCACCTTCAGCAGCAGACGCATCAAAAATACTAGCAGCACTATTGGTGCTTGTCGTAGTGATTTTCAAGAATACTTCAAAGTCAGAATCGACTATCTCTTGTACTACCAGTGCCATTGTTTAACTCCTATATGTTTAACATTTCACGTTCAAAGTACTTCATTAGGTCTTTTTCAGACACTTTGTACCGTTTAGAAACGTCTTTTATTGTTTTTTCAAAACTATTTAGGAAATCTGAAGGTTTTGCATCCATAACTTTGAAGATAGAGTCAACAGCATCCTTCATCTTCGGAGACAGTTTTTTGTACTCCTTAGATTTCTTGTGTTCACCCTTTTCCATGACTGTCTGTTCATAGATATCTTCAATCCGTTTCATCTATATCCACTTCCTGATCTTCAAGTTCTATTGCAGACTTTACAAAACTATTTGCAACCTCTCGCCGTTGCATTTCTAGTTTGTCTCCAACTCGCGAAGCCATGTTATCTTGAAAGATTCGCTCTGCCTCTACGTTATTTCCTGTTGTGATTGCATCAACTAATTCTCTTGAGTTACTCATCAATTTCCTCCATCCTTTGGTGGTTCTTCATAGTCAGGCATCTGGTCTGGCGGAATAATACCACCACCACCATCCTGTGGATATCTTGTAATACCATCACCACCATCTGGCATGTCAATGCCACCTTCAAGTGGGTCACTATTAAGTTCTTTTGTAATTTGGTCTCGCATCTCTGCGATATCTGCATCATTCATATTCAGAACACGTTTAAGCACATATTCCTTTGAGAAGAATGTTCCTATGTATGACTGAATACTATCTAGTGTTTGAATTCTGTCGTTAAGTAACTCTGCCTCTTTGAGTTCAGAGAAGTGACCGTCCTCTAAGAAGTCATACTGGATATGCTCTTGCATCATCGGCCAGTCTTCAGCAGATATAACTCCCTTCAATAGAAGGTTTGTTTTTAAGAGGTCTGTGAAAAGAGGCGTAAACTTCTTACGGATACGTTGTACGAATTTTGTGAATTTAAGTTCGTCTCTAGTGATTTCAGTTGTTCTACCGAGAGAGAACCCTTGCTCGGCTTCAAGTCGTGAAATCGGCACGTTAAGTGAACGGTATAGTTTCCGTTGGAAGTATACGATATCATCAATCTCTCCTAGATTAGACCCGCCAGGTAATGTTGTAATCTCTGTTCCTCGACCACCTTCTCGACGTGGTAGCCAGAAGTCCTCTAACATGCTCATGTGATTACGGTCATCACGTATCTCACCAGTGCTCGCATCATATACCAACTTGTTACGATAACGATTCATCACATCTTTGAGATATTGCTCTGCTTTAATTTTCGGTAAGTTACCAACGTCAATATAAAATATTCTGCGCTCTGGTGCGCGAGAGATACGATAGATAACCAGTGCATCCTCAATCATACGTAACTGATTCACAGGTTTAATTGCTTTGTGAAGATACGAGAGCACCCGACCAGATGATGAATCTATTATTCCAGATGGACAATATGCGATAGCATCTTTAGCAATACGAATACCTTGTGAGGTTTCTTGGGAGTAACCACCCATACCAACAAACCCTTTCTCATTGTAAATAAAATATTCGTTAATGTCTTCAATCATATCAACGTTTGTGTTGGGGTCTTTGTTTTTCTTTGTCTCACGAACTTTTTTGATTTTTGTTGGATCAATATTACGAATCTGTGTAATACCTCGCTTGGGATCATTTACATCGATAACTTTGTGATAGTAGAGG